CTTCCGCTACCCCTGGCCGGGGGGTTGGTGGAGAGGGTGGCTTGTGCCATTGGCGGGGAGGCAGATTACCCGGCCAACTGGACACCTGAATCCCGCGCCGCGATCCGCGAGGTGGCGGCGTGGATGGATGAGTGCGGGCAGCACGGCTGCTCGCTGTGGCTGCGGGAGGAGGCCGACCGAAACACCGGAAATCCCGTTGTTTCACCACCCCCACCCGCGCCATAAGCAACCCCCCTCTCTCCGCCCTTACTTCCCGAATAACCAATGTTTGTTCTTCCTCTGGCACTACTGTTTGACCCTAGCTCGTTGGGGCCCTTTGTTCCTGTGCCTGGCCCCACAATCCTTTGCACCGAATACGTGGTGGGACCGGAAATCTGCAAGCCGATTAACACACCCGGCGCCCCAGGCCCTGCCCCGCTGTTGGGCGTGGCCGCTGGACTCCACTGGAGCCGCCGACTGCGCCGCCGCATCAAGGAGGCTGCCCCTGTCACGATTCCCATGGAGGAGGTTTGATCCCATGTCCATCACCATTCGAGGCGAAAGTTTCGCCGGTTTCAACAAGCCCAAGCGGACCCCCCAACACCCCACCAAGAGCCATGCCGTCCTGGCAAAGGAGGGCGCCAAGGTCCGCCTGATCCGCTTCGGGCAGCAGGGGGTGACCGGTGCCGGGAAACACCCGCGCACCGCAGCCCAGAAGACCCGCCGCGCCAGCTTCCAGGCCCGCCACGCCAAGAACATCGCCAAGGGCCCCATGAGTGCCGCCTACTGGGCGAACCGCGTCAAGTGGTGACCCCTATCCCGATTCCCGCCAACTCCACCCCCATGCCCCAGTCCCCACCGCCTCGCATCATCCGCCGCCCTGCGGCCGAGGGTGAGCCCGCCCGCTTTGAGGCCGCTTGGAGCCCAGAGGCACCGGCCACCCCTGCTGAGCGCCTCGCTGCTGCCCAGCAGAAACGCCGCCAACGTCCCGCCCGCTTGTTCCGGCCATGAATGACAACGACAGGGAGGCGTTCCTCCTCAACAGCGGCACCATCCGCCTCGCCAATCACGGCGGTTCCATGCCTGATTGGCGCATTCGGCAGCTTGCGGAGCAGGGCATGATCAGCCCGTTTGAACCGGGGAAGGTGCGGCGCATCATCATCGGGGAGACAGCCGATGGAGCCAGCCAGCTTGCCGCTGCGGCGATCTCCTACGGCTGCTCCTCCTACGGCTATGACCTCCGCCTGGCCCCGCACGATTTCCGCGTGTTTCGGCACGTGCCAGGCCTCATCGTGGACCCCAAGAGCTTTGATGATCGCTGCCTTGCCCCGGCGGAGCTCCACGAGGACAAGCGCGGCGCCTTCTTCATCCTCCCGGCCCACACCTACGCCCTCGGCGTGGTGATCGAACGCCAAACCCTGCCGCCGCACGTCACCGCCATCTACATCGGCAAGTCCACCTATGCCCGCTGCGGCGTGATCGTGAATACCACCCCCGGCGAGGCCGGCTGGGAGGGCCACCTGACCGTGGAGATCAGCAACAGCAGCGGCGCCGACTGCCGCATCTACGCGAACGAGGGCATCTGTCAGGCGCTGTTCTTCGAGGGGGTGCCCTGTGACCAGCCCTATGGGGATGGGAAGTATCAGGGGCAGGCGGGTGGGGTGACGTTGGCGAGGGTCTGATGCCACCTCTGAACCTCCTCCACCACGCTGCCGCCCACGACTGGGGCGGCTTTCCCGTGATGCGGGAGGTGCAGGAGGCCAGGGCGGCAGAGGAGGCGATCCCGGCGGCTGTGGAGCCCTATACCGCCGACTTTCGGACCTACATCGCCACGTCTTTCCCGCGGTTCCCCTTCACCCGGCACACCCTGCGGCTAATCGATCTGGCTCAGCGCGTGGCCGATGACGAGCTGCCGCGGCTGATGGTGGAGCTCCCCCCGCGGCACTGGAAATCCACGATCTTCAGCCGGTTCCTGCCGGGCTACTGCCTCCGGCGCTATCCCGATCGCTCCAATGGGATCTGCTGTCAGTCGCAAGACCTCGCCGTTGGCTTCTCCGATGACGCGAAGGGCTACTTCCTGGCCTCCGGTGGGATTCTGCGGCCGAGCCTCTCGGGCAAGGAGGAATGGGGCACCGTGGACGGGATTGGAACCAACTGGACCGCCGGCATCGGCAAAGGCACCGGCAAGCCGGGCCATCGCTTGTTCATCGATGACCCGATCAAGGGCCGCGAGCAGGCCGAGAGCGCCGCGTTTCGGCGGCAGGTTCATAACTGGTGGGATTCGGTGCTCAGCACCCGCGAAGAACCCGGCGCGTCTGTGGTGGTGGTTCACACCCGCTGGCATGAGGCCGACCTGATCGGCTACCTGCTGGGCAAGAACCTGGAGCTGGAAAAAGAGGGCATGGAGGCCGACTGCGAGCGGTGGCACGTGGTCAGCCTGCCGATTGAGGCCGTGCCTGCCCATGAGGCCAAACCGCTCCCGGCCACCGTCAGCCGCGAGCCTGACCCGCGCCAACCCGGCGAAGCCCTGGACCCTGAGCGCTTCAACGAGCGGTGGATCCAACGCAAGCGGGCCAACACCCCAGACCGCGACTGGGAGAGCGTCTACCAGCAGCGCCCCAGCACCGGCAAGGGCACCATCTTCTTTCGGGATCGCCTGCGGTTCTACGGCTGCCCTGCCTGGCCTGGGGACGAGGGGGATGCCCTGCTGCCGCGGGTCTTCCTGCGCACGATCCTGTCGGTGGACTGCTCCTTCGACAACACCGAAGGATCCGACATGGTGGCCATGGGCCTGTGGGGGCAGACCGTGGAGGGGGCCTGGCTGCTGGATCTGGTGGATGAGCGCCTCGACTTCCCGGCCACCGTGGCGATGATCAAAGCCATGCACCGCCGGCATGGGTTCGGGGAGCTCCTGATTGAGAAAAAGGCCAACGGTGCCGCCGTGATCAAGACGCTCACCGCTGCCGCCCATGGCTACCGCGTGGTGGAGGCCGGCGCCGGGGCGATGGGGTCCAAGGAGAGCCGCGCCAATGCCGCCAGCGTGGAGGTGAATGCCGGCCGCGTGTTCCTGCCGCGCTCCGCCCCTTGGAGCACCAAGGTGGTGGATCAGTTGATCCAGTTCCCTGCCGCCACCTTCGATGACATTGTTGATCAGACCAGCCAGCTCCTGATCTACCTGATCGGTTCCGGCCCGCTGAGCTTCAGCACCGTTTCCTGGGGCCATGGCGCCACACCCCAGCCGGTGGATGCTGATGCTTTGCGACAGCAGGGATGGTCAGATGACGCGATAATGGCACTGAAATCAGGCCTGATTCGCCGGTGAATTGAACATGCCTGCTACGACCCGGCGCCCCAGGGCCGCCCGCAGCACCAAGATCCGGCCTGAACCGTGTCCTGATCTGGGGCGGCTTGGAAGGTTTCCGGCGCCTACGCCGTGGTCGGAGCAACTGGCCGCAGACAATCTCCTGCTGGCCCGATCCATGGCAAACCGGATGGCCCGGTCCACCCGGATGCCATTCGATGACCTGTTCCTGGTTGCCGCTGCGGGCCTGCTCAAGGGCTGCCGCCGCTATGACCCTCAACTGCTCAATCCGACCACCGGCCGCCCCTATGCCCTGAGCACGTGCGTGGTGCCCTTCATCCGAGGCGCTATGGCGCAGTGGTTGCGGGATCGAGGCCACAGCTCTGGGGTGAAGTTTCCCGATCGCTGGCGGGACAAGGCGCCCACGGTGCGCCGTCTGGCCGGGGAGGGGGCCACCCTTTCGGCCGTGGTGGAGGCCACCGGGCTCGGGCGTGAGGAGGTTGAGGCGATCGTGGAAGCGCAGGGGGCTACCCGCTGTTTGGACCCTGACGCCCTCCATGCCACCCGCGAGCCCGATCCATGGGACGAGATCGAGAGCTTTGATGAGCTGAATGAGGCCATGCGGATCGCCGATGAGGCTCACGCTGCGATGGGCTGGGCTGATCGGCAGATGCTGGAGGCGGCGTGGGATGCCCCAAGGCGGCGGCAACTGGCGCGAATGCCGCATGGGCAGTTCCTGCGCATGGCGCAAGGCGTCATCCGGGGCGAGCGGCTGAAGCCTGCCCTTGAACAGCAGGCGCTGGCCCTGGAGCTTCCCGCGGACGATACCGAGGCGGCAGGCGCCTCCCCCCGCAGGCGGCTGACAGGGGCCGCTGAGATCCTGCAGGCGGCGGAGCAGTTGGTGCTGTTTGGCCCCTGTCACGACGAGGGCCAGAGCGGGAAAACTCAGCCAGCAGGAATAGGCGGCACCGGTGCGGCAGGCGATCACCCATCCAACCGATAAGGGCGATCTGCCGTCATTCCGTCACCCCAGGCTGGCGGAGTCCATGACGGACCTGGACCTTGTGGCGGACTGTTGGGAGCTGCTGCGGGGTGATGCGAAGCTGCGGCACCTCCCCAAGGAGGCCGGCGAGCCCAAGGAGGCCTACCAGGCTCGCCTGAAGCGCAGCAGCTACCCGTCGTTTTTCCGTGATGGCGTGAGCGCCTTTGCGGGGGTGTTGAGCCGCTACCAGCTTCGAGGGGTGCAAAAGGGGCTCCTGGACGCCTCCGCCGACATTGACGGCGCGGGAAACAGCCTCAAGGCGTGGGGCCTCGGCGCCGATGCCCTGGTGCTCCGCGATGGCGGCTGCCTCCTGATGGCGGACATGCCGCCGGGGGTGCCCGAGAGCAGAGCCGCCGAGCTGGCCCAGGGCCGCCGGCCGGTGTTCTCTGTGGCCGAGAGGCGCAACGTCCTCAACTGGAGGGTGGCCCGCGTCGGTCGGAAGCGGGTGCCGATCGCCGTCACAGTTCTCGAATGGCACGAGGTTGAAGACGGCGACTACGGCCTGAAGCTGGAGCCGCGTTATCGCGTGATGCGGGGCGGTGAATGGCGCCTTCTGAAGATCAAGGGCGACGGCAGCAAGGGCGCCTCGGCCAACTATCAGGTGGAGGTAGCCACCGATGAGCAGGGCCGCCCGCAGGAGGGCGTCTTCACCGGTGCCAACGGCCAGCCGCTGCAGTATCCGCCGGTGGTTTGGTACGGCGCCACCCGCGATGGTTTCGGGGAATGTGGGATCCCCCTGCTGTCGCTGGCGAACCTCACCCTGGACTGGTTCAGGGAATACAGCGACCTCAAGGAGCTCCTGCACCGCTGCGCCTTGCCCGTCACAGTGCTCAAGGACGCCGGCAGGGCGCCGGGGCAACCGCTGACGCTGGGGCCCAACAGCCTGGTGGAGATCAAGGATCCCAACGGCTCGCTCTCGTTCGCCGAACCCTCCGGCGGCAGCCTGGACAAGCATCTGCAGCATCTACAGGAGATCGAGAAGCTGATCGATCGCAGCACGCTCAGCTTCCTGTTCAGCGGCAGCAGCAACCGCACCGCCACACAGGCCGAACTGGAGGGGGCCCAGCTTCAGGCCACGATCACCACCATGGCCGAAGCAAAGAGCTCCGCATGGGAATCCATGTTTCAGCTCTGGGGGGCGTTTACCGGGGAGCCGCCCCAGGCCGGCGCCGGCTTGGATCTGCTGCCGGGGATCACGGACAAGCCCGTGGATGATGCCCTGCTCACCCTCGCCGGCACCCTCTATGACAAGGGGTTGCTCATGCGCGAGACGGTCACGCACCTTGCGCAAAAGCGCGGCATGCTCCGCCCCGGCGCGGATGGCAAGAAGGAGGCCGCCGATCTGGCTGCCGAGGATGCCCGCCAGCAGGCCCTCAACAACCCGCCGGTGCCGGGCCCCAACGACCTCGCAGGCGGTGGCGTGGATGCGCAGGGGCTGCCGCTGAGCTGAGATGGCGCAGATCGGCGACCAACAACTCCAGCTCGCGGATGACTACGCCGCCGCCTTGGACACCCTGGCCGATCGCTCGGTCACCAACACGAAGGCGGCTCTCCGCCGGTCCCTGGTCCGCACCCTGCGGGATCTGCGCCGGTTCTATGGGCAGTTCGTGGATCCCGAGCTTCCCGATCAGCAAAGCGCCGATGGGGTGACGCGCCGGCCGGGCTCCTACTCAATCGCCGATGGCTCCGCCAAGTTCCGCAAGCTCCTGGAGCTAGCCCAAGCCTTCGCGTCGGATCGTGAGCTCCAGTGGCTGCGGAACCGCTACCGCGAGGACTTCGCCGAAGCGGTGGCCCTTGGCGGCGACCTGGGCCAGCAGCTCGCGCAGACCGCTGATCCCTCCGCTCCGGCGCAAGGCGCATTCGTGGGCGCCTCCAAGGCCGCCGTGGAGGCCGCCGCCAGCACCGCATCGGCCTACATCCGGGGCGAGGTGGAGTCCTTCCGCGACAACATCGCCCGCATCGTCACCGATGGCATCGGGCGCGGGAAGGGGCCCCGCGTACTGGAGGGAGAGATCAGGACCGCCCTGCAGGGGGCCCGCGATCCGCAGGGGCTCAACAACCGGCTGGGCCTGGAGCAGCGGGCTGAGCTGATCGCCCGCAGCGAGCTGGCCAATGCCTACGTGGGGGCCCAGAAGGCAGCCGCCGCCCGCAACGGGTTCGGCTATGCCCGGTGGATCGCCACCAAGGATGAGCGGACCTGTCCGGTGTGCGCGAGCCGCCATGGCCGGATTTACCGGTTGGACGAGATCGTGGCGCCGGGGCACCCTCGCTGCCGGTGTTCCCTCTCCCCGGTGGCTACCGAAGCCGTGGAGGAGCCCGATCCCACCCTGCGGGCCGCCCTGCTGCGCGAGGCCTACTGGGAGCGGGCCCGCGAGGATGCCACCCGAGAGTTTGCCGCCGGCAAGGGCTGGCCGTTCGCCCGTGCCTCCCAGGTGCTGGAGGAGGCCGTGCGCAAGCCCTCCCCCAGCGAGCGGCGGCAGTATCCCGACATCGAGCGAGCGCCGGTGCCGGTGGGGTAGGGGCGCCGTTACTGGAATCCCAGTCACGGGAAAACTAGGGCAACCAGCCTGAATCGCTGCAAAAAGCATGGCTGAACGCACCTACCAATGCCGGCGATCTAAGGCGTGCAGGGCCTGGCTTCCCGACAGCTCGTTTGAGTGGCAGGAAGAAGGCAGCCAGCGCCGGCCGTTCTGTCTGCCGGGAATGTGCCCAAACGGCAAGCGCAACGACACGTCTGAGGAGCTGCTGGCGCTGCAGTTGGAGCTTCGCAAGACCAGGGAGGTGGCTCGAACCGCTGAGCGCGACCGCGATAGAGCCCTTGCGGAGCTGGCGACCACGCTGGATTCCCTGACCACCGCCCTGGACATTCGCGAGATCGCCCCGGCTGCCGCGCTGACGCCTGCCGAGGATCACGGCGACCGATCCGAATCGGTGCCAATCCTGCTCTGCTCTGACTGGCACTGCGGGGCCGTGGTGCGGGCCGAATCGGTGAACGACCTGAACGCCTACGACGTGGACGAGTTCCACCGGCGAGCCGGGGCGCTGTTTCGCAATGCCCTGAAAGTGGTCCGCATGGTGCGCAGCAGTTGCGACATTCGGCAGATGGTGCTCTGGTTGGGCGGGGATTTAATAGATAATTGGTTGCATCCTGAGCAGGCGCAGCTTCAGGAGTTGTCACCGACTCAGCAGATCATTGAATGCGAGCGGGCCATTGTGGCCGGCATTGATCACCTGCTAGAGCACGGCGGCTTTGAGCGGATCGTGATCCCCTGCAGTTACGGCAACCACGGCCGGACCACGCAAAAGATGCAGGCCGACAACGCCCACGCCACCAGTTACGAGTGGCTGATGTATCAAAGCCTGCGCCGACATTATCGGCACCAGGAGCGCCTTGAATGGCGCATCAGCGACGGCAACATCCTTTACGTCGAAGTGCTGGGCCAGGTCTTGCGGTTTCACCATGGCGATGCGATCCGCTACGGCGGTGGCATCGGTGGCCTGACGATCCCCCTCCAGAAATGGGTCCACCGGCAGGACCAGGGGATCAGGGCTGACCACAGCTTCTTCGGGCACTTTCACCAGCTCACCATGGGCACCGGCTGGTCGGTAAACGGCAGCTTGATCGGGCCCACCGCCTACGGGCTGAAACTGGGCTTTGCCCCGGAGCGCCCCCAGCAACTGCTGCGGTTCCTGGACAGTGAGCGCGGCTGGACTGGAGCTTTCCCGGTGCTGACGGACTGACCAGGCCAAGCCGGGAAAACTCCTGCAGTTGCAGCGTTTTCCGTGGCGGGCGGTAGCAGGGGCAGGCGGACCTACACCAGGGACAACCGGGGCCGCTTTGCCAGCACCGGCACCGCTCGATCGCGCCCCGCCCCGAAGCAGGCAGCCACCAGGGGCCCGAACCGCCTCACCCGCGACAACTCCGGCCGGATCGTTGGCGTCGGCAAGAACGGGGCGACCGCACGAGGGGGAAGGCTCCGCACTGGGGCAGGGAATCAGCGGGCGACGCAGGCGGCAAGGCTGAAGCGGGCCCCGATGGCGGGGGTGGTCAGCAGGAGCGGCAAGGCGCGGGCAGTGCCAGCGCCACGGGTTCCCTCACGCATCGCCAACCGCTCAGCAGCAGACCAAGCGCACCGGGACAAGCTGGCCAAGCAGTGGAAGACCGTTGAGAAGCCCGCTCGCAGGGCCTACGCCACTGCCGCGGCAGGCGCTGGTGTGGCTGCGACCGTTCCGTCTTACCCACGGCTGACCAGGGCCAGCAAGATTAGCGGGGATGCCCGCTTTGTTCGAGAGAACGTCTACGACCAAGTGGGGCGACTGAGGAGCAGCCCGACGCGAGGGAAGAACAAGCTCACCCCCCAGCAGCGGGGGCAGATCGTCGCCGGCGCCGCGGCGAGCGCTCGCAGCCTGAGGGCTCGGGCGGCAATGACCACGCCGCGGCGCTCAACCCTCAAGGCCCGCGCCGCTCGCCCTGGTAGCACCATCGCCAAGCCGAAGGGCCTCAAGCCGGGGGCGATCAAGCCTAAGGCCACCCCCAAGCCCAAAGCCTCCCGTAGCCCCGCCACCAGCCGCCTCAGGCCTGGGGAACTGATGAACGCGGTGGCGAGGCCGGTGGGGACTATGGCAAGGCCGACAAGAAGTCGCAACCCGTTTGGGAACAAGGATAAGGTTAAAATGAAAAACATACAGATAGCCCTGTCCGAGGCGGCAAAGTTGGGAACTGAGTTTGGGCTTTATAGGCAAGGAAAGACTAAGCGCGGCCAAGCGATTGCGCGAGTTATTACAAGTTTTGGTGGAAAGCAGTGGAGCCTACTAGGGGGGATGGTAAACGTGCCAGCAAGCCAAAGAGCGGAGCTAAATGAATTATCTGGATACTGGAAAAATCCCTCAAAAAGAGCAATAGACGCTAGGCGCAGCGGGCACTTTTCTACATCAAGCCCGCTTGGGCCGATTTATCACGAAATCGGTCACACGAGAGATCCAAGGCTGAAGAGGGAATATGGCTGGAGTGGGGGCATGGATCAGTGGTTCAATAATTATCAAGGCAGCGGCGACGGTAAGCGTTCGTTAGCCAAAAGAGTCAGTCAGTACGCCGCCACCAACCCCTCTGAGTTCATCGCCGAAACCTACGCCGGCCTCCGCACCGGCCGCCGCTACGACTTCCAGGTGATGCGGGCCTACCGCGAAGCCATGGGCCTCTCGCCAAACCCTGCCGCCCGCCGCCGCAGCCGCCTCAGAAGACCCAAGCCCTGACGGGAAAACTGCGGTAGCACCGTCTGCACCATGGCCCGAAGATCCGCCCGCCGCACCTATGTCCGTGACGGCCGAGGGCGCTTTGCCTCGACCGGCACCACCACCGCCAAGGCCAAGCCCGCCGCCAGGCGAGCGCAGCGGGGCACGAACCGGATCACCAGGGACAACAGCGGCAAGATCACCGGGGTGGGCAAGAACGGCGCCACGGCTCGGGGTGGCCGCCTCAGGACCGCAGCAGGGAATCAGCGGGGGGCGGTGCTGGATCGGCTTAAGCGGGCGCCGATGGCGGGGACTGTGGGCAGGGGCGGGAAGGTTCGGGGTGGGGTGAAGCCCGTGGCTAGACCAGCCACCCCAGCCAAGCCGGCACGGGCGACCGTGAACGGAGCGAGCCAGGCAAAGGCGAGACTGCAAAGAGCGATGGATAATTACAACAAGAAAAAATATGCAGTTGTGCAAGCTGAAGCACGCCTGAAAAAAGCTAAATCCCCCAAAGCAAGTAAAGCGCTGGGCAAGGCCAACAAGAGCCTAATGACCGCATCTCAGGCTGTGAAATACTTGAAAGGCAACATGAACTCTGACACCCTTCGCATGGGGTCTAGGTATCGCGCCGGGAATCGAGACAATGTTGCAGCCACCTACAGCGTCAAGCGCGTGGCAGGAGCGTTTAGGCCCGGCAAGTCTCGCCTTGTAGCACCTCCGAAAGGCACGAGGATGGGCCGAGCCATCCCTGGCAGCGGGGGGCAGGTCAAGGCGACCGCCAAAGCCCCCCGCCCCTCCGGCACCATCCGCAAGCCTCAGGGGTTGAAGCCTGGGGCGCTGGCACAGAAAGCGGGCGCGAAAGGCGGGAAGGGGTCAAGCGGGGTGAAGGCCATCCCAAAAGGCGAGCTGAAAAGATACAGGATGCTGCAAAACAAAATCGGTCCTTTGCGCAAGCGTCTCGATGCAGACGGCTCAACAATGATCGGATCTGCTGATCGGCAACGTGTCAGCAAAGCATCTGCGCGGTACAGCCAAAACCTAAGAAAATTACGTCGCATAACCGATACATTAAGACGGCTTTCCAATTCACCTGATACCCCGAACATTCCAAGGCTGCCATTCGTGGCATCTGTCGGCGCTCGGCTTGGAAGGACTGCCGCAATCAAGAGAATGGATGGCTCGCGCAAGTTTGGCGGCCAGTCATGGCGCGACCTGCGAGGCCAGTACCAAGATGGCCGGGTGCAATACGAGGACAACTACATGAATAAATTGTATAACCGAAAAAACAAGGGTTCAACTGTTAAGGGGCCTAAGCTCGCCGGAGTTGTCCGCAAAGCTGCGGCCAAACCTGCCCCCAAACCTGCTCCCAAGCTCCTGACCGGCCGCACCGTCTACCGGACCAGGGCGCAAGCCATCAGGGCACAGCGGGCACGCACCAACGCCCTCGGCAAGGCGACCGCCGCGAAGCGGGGATTCAATGAGGTCAGCGCTGCAAACTTCCGGGCGCGAATCGCTGGCCAGAGAGGGAATCAGCAGATGTTCGCCGACTCCGCCCCCCGCACCGTGATCAGCCGCCCAAGGATCCCGCAGCTCAGCCTCTCGGGTCGGGTTGAGCGTGTCGGCGCTGGCCGCTTCCGCACCGTTGGGGAGCGCTTGGGTGGCGGCAGCATCCGCAGGTCTCGATCCAAGCCCGGCCCGCTGCGTGGCACCAAGGCCTGGAAGCGGCAGCTTGAGCAGGCGATCAAGGCGAACGGCGGCAAGGACGTGGCCGCCTTCCGGTTCTGAGGCACTGCCCCGACCTGACGCCTCCCTAAGGGAACGCCTGCGTTACAGTCTGTGAACTGGCCTGTCCAGACAGGGGCGAAGGGGAACGGCTGCGTTACTGTGAGGCTTCAGGGGAGGAAGCAACCCTCCCCGCACCTTCAACCAGCGATGACCACCATTTCTATTGATCAGGTTCAACAGTGGACCTGGGAAAATCACTCCCCCGATCACCGCGCAGCCGTGCCGGTTGTGCCCCCCGAGGAGCGCCGCGCTTTCTCTGCCCTGATGGACCTTGAAAGGCCAAGCCAGCAGCAGATCGCGCTACGCGAAGCAATCCGCCGGAAAATCAGCTATCGCATCAGCCGCGAAATTGGCTGGTGAATCCAGTGGCCCGCCGGGAGCCAGTCCCGGCGCCCCCCCCCCCACGGCCAGCGAGCCAACCATGCCCGAAAAACGCTTTTTCCCGATCTCCTGCCGTTCCGCCTACTGCGGTGAGACGACCTGCCCCGCTACCTGCTCCAACCTGCCCGAGCTGACCGCCTTCAACGCCTGGAAACGGCGCACTGGGGCAACCCAGCCGGATCCGATCTGGGGCCCTACCTGCTGGCAGGCTGCGGCCTGATCTCACGGCCCGCCGGGGCCTACCCGGCAACCCATCCCACTGCATCAACAGACATGAGCACGACCACTTGCATCGTTCTTTGGGCGGAAGATACGGATACGGGCGAAACCATCTGCATCCCCGAACTCATTCCCACGACCGGCGATGCCGAGCAAAACGCACTTTGGGCAATGATGCGTCATCCCGGCTACGAATTCAGCGGCTGGGACTACGAGTGAGCGACCCCACCGCCGCCGAGCGGAAGCGCCGCCTGCGGGCCCGCCGGGCTGGCCTCCTGCCTCCTGCAGTGAGGCTGGCCTGCAGCGCTCCCGGCTGCACCACCACGCACGACGGGCGCCACGGCCTGTTGTGCTCCCGCTGCTGGGAACGCCTCACCCCTGAAGGCAAGGCCGATCGAGCAGCGCGACAGGCCCGGTTCAGGGCAAAACGAGCGGGCTCCAATAGCGGGAAAACTCAGGCAGCGGTTTGATTATTGGCATGCCCACCCGCAGCCCCACCCTCCGCCTCCTGCAGGCCCTGTCCGTCGCCGCCCTCCGCCGCGATGCTGCCGCCGCTCAGCAGGGCCTGCGGATGCTGGCCACCGTCACCGATGACCACGAGGGAGAGCAGATCCTGCGGCTGCTGAGCAATAGCCTTGACCCGCAGGGCCGGTTCTGGTTTGGCAGCCTCCACGGGCCCCGCGTGGGCCTGGAAGATCCGGCTGCGGGAAAACTCACGGCAGCCTGAGCGCGTCCTGATCCATGGCCATCCTGCCGACCCTTGACCCGCTCTGGCGCCCCACGGCCACCAGCACCCGCAACGATCGCGACCTGATCCGCACCTACATCGGCTGGCCCGCGACCGATGGCAGCCTGACGGAGCTGATCCAGCAGATGAACACGGTCGCCGCGCTGGCGCCCTCCACCGTGACGCAGGTTCAGGGATGGGTGGACGAGATCGTGACCCTGGAGACGACCCAGGCCGATGAGATCGATGCAGGCACCGCCCACCTGGGCAATGCCGAGGAGTACGACGGGCCGATCCCCGGCACCTCCCCCACGCGAGCCCAGCAGCTCAGTCAGGCCGGCAAACTCTCGTGGGATACCTCCCTGCTGAAGGCCCGGTATCGCTTCGGCGGCGGCGCCAGGGCCACGGCGCAGGGGCAGCGGGATGAGCGGATTGAGTTGCTGACCAGCCGCATCGCCAATGCCCTCAACTGCCGGCGCATGGCCCCGCAGGGTGCAGCCGGCGGCGGCGGGATGCTGCTGCGGAGCTGAGCAGGGGGGCGCGGGAAAACTGCAGCAGTAGACCCCGATCCCATGGCCCGCGGCGGCAGTAGAGGCAGGCGCTCCAGCTACGTGCGCGACAACAGCGGGCGCTTTGCCTCAACTCCCGGCGGCGGTCCCCCGAAGCGCAGCACGCCGGCTACCAGGCGGGCGGCCATGCGGAAGGCCAAGCCCACGGTCACCGGCGGCACCCTCGGGGCCCGCAGCAGCCTCCGCCGCAGCCGCGCCAAGCTGGCCGGCAAGAACCCTGCTGATCGCAGCCTGCAGGGCACCCTCAGCTTGCGAGCGCAACGCGGGGCCGTCACCAGGGGCGCCAACCGCCTCGGCAAGGCGCGGGCGGCCTCCACGGTGCGGATGGCGGCGCGGGCGGGGGTGATTCGGGGAGGGCGGAAGGTGGCAGCAGGGCCAGTGGCCTCGGCGGCGCCCAAGAATTACAAGCGGGGAAGGTCGGCAGCGGCGGGTTACAAGCCGGAGACGGACAGAACGCTGGCATCCAGCCAGGTCGGCACGCGGGCCAAGCTCAGCGCGTTTCAGAGGGCAGAGGCGCAGACCGCAAAGCGGCGTTTCGGGGTCCGCAGCACGGCGCAAAGCGCCCGCATCAGGGCTGGCAGCTATGACCCGGCAAAACGGGGCAGCGGTCGCGTCACGTTCAGGACCAGGGCCGAGGCCGGCAAGGCTTACCTGAAGCGGGCTGCGGCGACAAAAAGCACGGCCAGCAAGTCGTACAACGACGGCCGATACGCGGGCGATGGGGTCAAGACCGGAACCAGGGGCTCGGCGCGGATCAGGACCGCAGCGGTCGCCCAAGGCAACCTCCTGAGCGGCAAGGCCGACAACGTGAGGGTCCGCAAGGTGCGGTCGTTCTCGGGTCGATCGGCGCTGGGGGGTGCCATGCGCAGAGCGGCGGGGACGGTGGTTGCACGAAAAGGAAAGCCAGTCGCACCCAAGAGTATTGCAAGCCAAAAAGCTGATTTAGAAAAAATAGTCTACAACGGCTCCAATTCATTGGAAGTCAGAAAAGCCGCAAGGGATAAAATCTTCAAACTTGATCCAAGTTATTCGCTAGACGCAGGGCGGCAAAAGTTTCCGCCAAAGCAGCTTAGCGCTGCAGAAAAAGCGGCCAACGCTACAGCCGCCGCCAGCGAGCAGCGGCGAAAAGGGTTCACGGCTTCAATGCCGCCGATGCAAAGAGCAAAAGCCAACGCAGCCCTTGAAAAATACACCGTAAATAATGGCAATGGTGTATTCCGCCAAGCACTTATTGAGGATTCTGTCAGAAAGGGTTATAGGGTCCAAGTGCAAAATGGCAAGCGCCGCCTTGTGGGGCCCAATGGAGCTTATTTTGAGCAATCGGCACTCACAAAAACAGGACTTGATTACGCGGACTACCTAGCAAAGTCCGCAAGATCCGCCACCCGCAAGCCCAGCCCCAAGGGCGCCGGGCCCCGGATGAAGGCCGCCCGGCCGGCGGGGACGGTGGTGAAGCCGAAGGGGTTGAAGGTGGGGGCGATTGCGGGGAAGAAGGCGGCGAAGGCTGCCGCGACCAAGCCCGCCAAGGCCAAGGCGGCGAGCAGTGCCAAGGCACCGTCAGCGCCAAAGATCAACGGCAAAGAGTGGACTTCCTTAAGCCGTCTTCGGGGAGCGGTTCCATTTGATCGCGGGAGAGGGCAGACCGGATATTTTATTCCCGGTTCATCCTTGACTCCTGCAAAGCGAAATAAGCTAGGACTAGGCGCATTTAAGTCAGAAGTTAGTGGAGGCAACTTTACCGCGCAAAGGCACACTCAAGGAAGCCAAGAGGGCTGGATTATCAGCCCAAGAACCCAGCGTGGCGAGACTCCTGTTCAGATTCAGCGATCCAAGTCATCCAAGAAACCGAAAACAGCAGACGATTTGCTGACGCAGGCAACACGAATTGAGGCAGTGGGTCGTCGTATGTCTCGGGCCGCCCGCACAGGCGTCAGGGATCGTCAGATCGAGGCCAGGGCCGTGCGTGCGGCAAAGGCGGCAAGGCAACGGGCCTTTGACATGCAAAAGCCACCATCCAAGGCCGAGCTGAAAAGACAGGAGCAACGGCTCAATTCACAGACCACCGCAGGGCTAAATGCTCGCATTGCGCGTGACTACGCCGCGAGAAACCGCCGCTAACCCATGGCCACCCCCTTCGCCGACTTCGCAAACCTCCGCCTCCTCTGGCGCCGCCCCACCGCAGCGGCCACCAGCCTGCGGGAGGGGCTGCAGCGGGCCACTGATCTGGTGGTGATTGAGGCCTTTGCCGAGGTGCAGGGCCCCGGCGGTGAGCAACCCTCCGGCGGGCGCTCCATCGGTTCGGGCAACATCGAGGGCAACATCACCCGCTGGGCCGTGGTGCCCTCCGGTGCCGGCTGGCTGGACGCGGGAACCGCCTGGAGTTGGACCGATACCGGTCTGCGGCCCACGGGGTTCCCCCGCGGCGAGAAGCTGGAGGCCTTCATGGGCGATCTGGCCAGCCTGCCGACCACCACCGAAGCAGAACGCGGCTGGGTCACGATCGCCACCCTCTCAGGCGTCGGCGGCATCGATGCCTTGATCCGCGTTGAGGCCGGCGATGAGTTCACCGGCACCTGGGCGGCCGGCCGATGAAGCTCGCGACCAGGGCCACCGTGCGCGTCAACCCGGCCACCCTCAGCCGTGCGCAGCGAGCGTCCGAGGCAGCAGCGCGGATCGTGTTCCCGGAGCTCAACAGCGCCTTTCAGGATGCCCTGGGCTCCAAGGTGTGGCCGTGGCCGCGGGTGACCATGCGCGGGGGCACCTATCGGCGCGACGGCACCCGCACCAAGGGGTTCAAGGTCACCAGCCCCCGCAACATCGTGGACCTTGGCACCCTGCGTGCTTCCAACAGCTTCCAGATCACCGGCAGCCTCTGCACCTTCCGCTGGGCCGTGGGCTATGCCACAGCCGTTCACTACGGCGCCAACATCCACCCCTGGGGTGACAAGACCCGACCCCTCGTCAACCTGCCCGCCAGGCCCTGGACTTCGGCGGTGCTGGGAACCGTGATAATCGCCGGCCTTGAGCCCTATGACTACCGCGAGCAATACCGGGCATCATTCATCCAAGCCTGGCGCGAACTGCAGTGAGCTTTGATCTTCTTCCCTGGGAAACAGCGCCCCAGGCCCCTGAGCAGCCGACCGCCACGATCGAGTGGAACGGCGGAGAGATGACCCTGCCCCGGCTGGGCTACCTCACGGTGGATGAGCTGAACAGCATCCGCGAGATCGACCCGCAGAACGCGCTCTATCGCCTGATCACCGCCGCCGCTGTGGCCCTGAGCCAGGCCGCAACCGATCGCTCTGCTCACTGGTGCTATGGCCTGCTCACCCGGCTTCTGGCGCAGGACATAGGCGCCAATGCAGGCCGGATGAGCCCGGAGGAGGAGTCGCTCCAGGTGCTCCACGCCGAGATCATCGGCCCGTTTCTGGAGCAGGCCAGGGCGATCCGCAACCGTGTCACGATCCGGGCTGTGACCGTGATCCTGCAGCGGATCAAGCCAGCGTGGAGCGATGAGCAGACCCGCCGCCTGCCGGGGCCCCTGCTGGAGCTCCTGCACGCCTTCGAGCAGGAGGAGGAGCGGGCCGGCGCTGGCATCAAGACCGACCCCGCGACCGAAATGCGGGCGTTGGAGGAGGCGTTGGGAAAGTTGCAGGAGGTCAGCGACTCGATTGCGATCGACCCGACTGGCCCCGCGCCTTCTGGGAATGCCGCAGGCTCTGGCCCGGCGCCGCCGAGTTCAGTCGCGAGCGCTTCGGCAAGCTCCCCGGCGGCTATGTCCTCCAGGCCCTCGCGGCGGGTTACGCGGCCGAAAGGGAGCGGCTTCACCGGGAGGAGCAGAGCACCGCGCAGATCGCCCTGATCCTCGCCGAGGCCAACCGCAACCGCGAGGCCCGGCCCGAGCCCTACAGCCTGCGAGAGTTCACCTTCTGGTCTGACGTGGCCGAAGCCCCCAGGCCCCCCAGTGAGGCCGGCGCCGCCCTGCTGGAACTGCTGGAGCGGAACCTGTTGCCGGGGTTCGTCTTGGATGGCCCGTGGCTGGCTGATCTGGAGGCCCAGGGCCGAGGCGTCACCCCACCGCCGCGGCTGTGCTGGGCGGCTGAGGATGCGATCCTGCTGGCCCCCTACCGGGTGGATGCGAGCCACTGGGGCGGGTTCCTGGTGGCCCAGGCCAGCGCCGTGGGCCGGGTGCGGGAGTTCGCGTCAGAGGCCGGCGAGGTGGTGGCGCTGCGGGTGCCGTCTGATGCGGTGCAGGGGCGAGCGTTTGCCGCTGCGCAGGCCGGCGCCGTGCTGATTCTGGCGAGCCGGGAAAACTCCGCGTAGAGAACCCACCCCTGGCCATGCCCTCCACGATCGATTACGCCGCCGCGCTGGACGTTCAGCACTACCTCGTCCCGATGCGGTTCGCATCGGTCGTTCTGGAGGATGCTGCCACCGCCGCCGCCAACAATGGCGCCAACCTCAGCGCCTGGCTGAACACCGCCAACGCGATCAGCGGCACCGGCAGCGTGAGCACCACCGGGTCGTCCTCAACCTTTCAGCTTCTGGTGAACGGCTCCACCAGGACGATCACCAACGTGGCGCTCGCCTCCAACGTGGTGACGATCACCACCAGCGTCGCCCATGGCCTGGTCGCTGGCGACAAGGCTCTTGTGGCCGCCACCACGGCCACCGCCGTGAACGGCACCTTCACCGTGAAGGCCGCCCCCACTACCACGACCTTCACTTACGACCTCACCGGCAGCAACATCACCAGCGCAGTTGACACCGGCACGGTCACCACGGGCGTTTACCCCTTGGATGGCACTGGCAAGCCGATCCAGCTCCTGAACGTCACCGGCGCCCCCCTGCAGACCCAGGCAGGCGATGAGAAGGTCATCACCCACGATCAGGTGGTGCGCGGCGCTTCGATTTCGGTTGGCATCAGTACCGACTCCTCGATTGCCTTTAAGGGCATGACGGTCCACAAGAGCGTTGACCACAAGATCATGGAAATCATGCGCCTGTTCGGTGTCGCCGAGAAACTGGCCGTGAAATACCTGCGTGTGGGCCCCGGCGGCACCACGGAGAAGAAGCTCTGCTATGGCCGGATCTCGTCCAAGCAGGAAGAGGGTGATGCTGGCGCCCTGGTGAAGTACGGCGCCAGCCTGAATGTGCTGGGCAATGTCTACACCATCTTCGATAACGCCTGATCGGGTGGACATTGACGGCCTCCTGCATGTGGTGACCGCAGACAGCCGACCGGGGCAGCGCCTATGGCGCATCTGCTCCGGCGGCTCCTGCGTGGTGCATCGCAATCTGCAGCGGCTGATGGAGGCCTATCGGTCCCTGCTGATCAGCCAAGGGCGAGAGGTTGGGGACGAGTAGCCACAAAAAAAGGCCCGTGGATCTCAACCCTTGGGCCTCGGTAAAGCGCGTTCCGCGGAAAGTGTAGATCAGGACACGGGCGATGCCTATCCATCGCGGCCCTGCTGAATCAGCCGGGCATCGCCGGGGCTCAACCGCGCCTCGCACTCAAAGACAACGATCGGCGGCGGGGTCATGGTGGGCAGGCCGGGGGAAGTGCGGCGTGCGCAGTCGTCGCACCCCTCACGCCAGTACCACTCGCCGTCTTCCTGCTCGCCCACGCCAGGGCAGCGCTCAATGTCGGACGGGAGGGGTGTTGCGCTCACGCCTTCCCGCCCCACTTGGTTCGCTGGAATCCCCGCACCGCAT